AAAAACTTATCTGATTGCTGACAAAGATGCAGTTGAACAAGCGCTTGTTTTTCCCACGTTCTTGCTGCATACGACATTTGATAAGTAATAAATTTCACTTCATCCGTTTGACCAGTAATCGCTTTAATATCTGCACTGGCATCTGACTGAAGTTTTAAAAGTTTTTGTCGATAAACTTCATAACTTGTTTGTACTGAACTTACTGCATCATTTTCACCTTGCACCCAGCACACGACTTGTACTTTGTAATCTTCGCCATTTAGACGCTTTGCTTCGGACACATGCTCGATAAAAAAGTTATACCAGTCCGTACCTTTTTCAAGCTGATCGATGCGATACCCCCCATGTCCTGCGGTAGATGCAAAAATTACATGGTCCTTTGGATCAATACCATTCTCTAGCATCATTGCTCGACTTGCGTAATTTGCTGCACCAGAGCAACAAGTCTCACCGCGATTATCATAGCCATCTGAACTTGGATTATTAAATTGCTCAATCAGTGGAATGACTGAATTTGCAGCTGAGTCTTTGCGTGGGCCCGTGTCGAATGTCACATTAAAATAAGGCTGCGATGTACTTAGAATCGTGGTTGCTGTTGCTCCGACTGATAGAGATTGACCATAAAACAGAATGTGATTAACGGCCTTCACGAGAGGTCTTTGATTTGGTAACTCTAGCCCCGCTATGATCGCTTGGTCTTTCTCCGTATCATAACCAATCAAGATTTTGTGCGTTGAGTCTGTTAGAACAGCAATTTTCCCAATGTCTTCCGATTTTTTTAAGTTAGGTAAATTTTCTAAAACCTGCTCTTGCAATCTCCCTGCGGCAATCTGGTCTTTCTCTGTGTCATAACCAATTAAAGTCTTATTATCTTTATCAACCAAGACTGGAATAACAGAAGTGGATTCACTACTGGTAGAAAGTTTAATTTTTTCAAATTTCTCCTTAACATCTGCAGAAACTTTACCTACTTCTTCACTTGTAAATTGTCTCGATTTATCAACAGGATCATAAGGACTTTTAACTAATTCCGTACCGTTCCACGTGTAATCACCATTCTTTGTTTCATCGGGATCACTGGTCACAGTTATCTTGTAATCAATTGGCATTAAGGTGGTTTTAGAATCAGCAATTGCTTTTGTGGCAAAGGTATTAACTAATTTTTCATTAGTTGGAACTTCATCACCTAGAAATTGAATCAGTTGAGTTTGGGCTTGCTTAAAGCCCGATTCAGTCACATTTTGACCAACGAACTGGTCGGCATTAGGTAAAGGCATTTCTACCCCCAAATAAAAAGCCCTGCATTTGCAGGGCTTGGGTTAAATTTAAAAAATTAAATTGATGTTTCAGGAACGGGTACGAATGGTGCACCACGAAATCGAGCACGGTTGTTAAAACGATTAGTACATGTATCGAGACGTTTATCACAACCCGGATAAACACGAATCGCCTCTCCTATCTCTGGCATTTTTAAAAGCGGCAAAGTTAGGATTAGCGAACCAGCTTCATGCAAGCGTACGGTTCGTTTAATACCAATATTTGCACCTTCTAAAAACTCCACAACTCCTTGAGTAAACCAACCTTGTGGCTGACTTAAATCGCAAAGTATGCGGTTAGGCGTACTATTGGTACCAATAGTAGTATTTACCGCAAAATCCGCGCTTAAAAGCCCACATGCACTATCAAATAAAGTGTTTAAGCATCCTGGTGTGTATAAATTCCTTGGCATTTGAAGCTTTAAATTATCAACATCAGAGACCACACTTGCGTTGATTTCATATCGATTAAGCTCAGGCTCAACAATACGCCCTTCAAATAAGACTAAAGTGCCGGCACTGGTATCTGTAGGAGTATTCATATCCATGAAAATTCGTTCTAGCTTAAACCGAGCGCCGTCTAAAATTCCGTTATGGAAAGCTTGAGCTATGGGTACATCGCCGAACTTTGTATTTTCGGTTGCCTCAATAGTGATAGATAAGTTATCCACTTCAATGCCTAAAGAAAGGCTAGTCCCTTCTCGGCTGATAATTGGTCCATCAGCTCGAAACTCCTTGCCTTGCACCGTCAAATTGACGTCATAGCTTGTATAGCGATACTCAATGCCCTGAATAGTTGTAATGGTGTAAAGATCGGCCATGATGAACTGATCGGCATCTAACAAGGCTATAAGTTTTGGAGAGGCCTGTCTCATATCTTATTCCCCAAAGAACCAATTAATTCAACCTTCCCTGCTTTCCAAAGCTTATGCATAAAGTTGACATATTGCTGTGTGTCATCTTTAAAACGGCAACGGTAGTAAAAAGTACCCGTCACAGTTACCTCTACACCCTCCTCGATCGGCTGTGAAAGTACATATTTACCGTCACTCGTTATCTGAGCAGTTGCGTTATTCCACATAAGCTTTTCTTGGTCTGTGTTCCACATTGTTTTGGCTGGTGTTTGATTCCACATGTTGGGATCTACTTCACCTACAATCTGCTCCTCTGTATTACCTAGAGGCAATTGGCTTGTGTACATATCCTTGTATAGCTGGAAAGTTGTAGTAGTTCCATCACCAATAAATGTGCAACTAAACTCATTGTCATCAGGCATCTTATAAAGAAATGAATCAAATGCCCCACGGCGCTCTAAATAAAATCCTTGAAGTTGCTGCAATTCCTTTCTCCCCTTATTTTCGCGCAAGAATGCGTAAGACAACGAGATTTCATATTTAGGTGAGGCCTGAAAGCTTGCTCGAAGCTCCCGGCCATTAATGGAGGTCATGATTTTGGTGTTAAACATGGGAGTAATAGATGTATCCCATTCAAGACCGGGTAATTCTGGAAATAATACGTTTGACACTTACACCTCCTTATTTACCGTTTTTACCAAATCCACGGGCATAACTTTGCAAACCACTAGCAACTGCACGGCCATTGCTCTTCAAGAGCCGTTGAATACTCTTGGCATCAATAGCACTAATATTAATGGTTGCTCCCGCACCTCCACCTTCAGCAACTGCAGCTGCTCCGAAACTTGCACCGTTACGTAAGGCTTTACCCATTTCACGGATGGTATTTGCATGTTGCGAAGGTAATACCATTTCATCTTCATGCAGTTGAGTAACAGGATTTACACCGGATGGAATGTCGTAACCGCCTCGAGCAGATTTAATCTTGCCCGCAAGACCAGCAACCAAACCAAAAGCAGCTGCACCAGCACCAACGGCTAAAATTGGACCAACATATGGAATTGCAACCATGGCTTTAAAAGCTCCGGCCATGGCTTCCCATGCCGACATCATGATTCCTTTGATCGCTTCAGCTGCTTTTAAGCCTAAACGTGCCAAACCACCTGCTGCAGTAACGCTGGTACGTGTTGCTTCACCTGCAATGGTTGCCCCTGTTTGAGCAGCTTGGCCAGAAGCTTCTGCTGCTGTTTCAGCACCCACAAAGCCAAGTTTACGAGCCAACTTAATGGCTTGGATTCTTAGCCATCCTTGCAACTCTTTAGTAGCTGTTTGCAAGGCAAATGCTCCCATGTCAGCAAGCACTGCTTTAGTTGCGTTACTCCAAGTGAGGGTACCATTCATAAGAGACTGAATGCCCTGATCCCAAAGGTTAGAAAGTCGAGAAGTAAAGCCACCAAACTTAGCTTCAAAGTCTTTCATTTCCGCATCACTGATTAAGCCCATAGACTTAGTGTCAGCAACTTTCTGATCCGTCTCTAAATCAGAAATATTGTTTGTGATTTGGTTTTGATTACCTTGCTTACCCGTAATGTTTGTCTGTTCATTTTCCAAAGCCAAACGCTCTAAAAGACCTTGTCGCTTAATTTCGCGCAACTGATCTTCTAGCTGTTTTTCCAACTGAACTTTACGAACATTTGAAATTTTCTTGGCATCAAACTCAGCCTGAATTCGTGCCGCTTCAATTTCATATAGGCGTTGTGCTTGCTGTTGATAATTGTCTATCTGTTCTTCACGAGCTTTTTTGTATTCCTCAAACTCTTTTAAACGAATAGCAATGATCTTGTCGGATGCATCCTTTTCGGCTTTGACTTTCGCAGCAGCTTTTTCATCTGCAGTCATCTTGGATTTTTCAATCTCATCTAATGCCTTTTGCAGATCTAAAGCGACTTTCTTTTCTTCGGATGCATATTTATACCGAATATCCGCAAGTGCTTTAGCAGCCTGTTCAGCTTGGCGCTGACGCTCTTTAGCTTCCTGCTCGGCTTTAGATTTAGCTGATGACTTAGACCCACCTTTGTCGTCTTTTTCACCAGTACCAATACCCAACTTAGGATTCGGCGGTGCAGTACCTAAACCAAGCTTAGGAGGTTTAGGCGGCTCAATTGGTTTTGTCGGGTCCTTAAATACATAGTTTGTAATCTTCTGATTACCCGCTGTTGTAACCTCAAGAATTCGCTTACCTGCTGTGACAAGTGAATTTGCTGCTGTAGTGGCTCCTGCATTCCAAGAGTTTTTCAGCTCAGCCATGCGGCCCTTCATTTGATTAGTGTATCGATCAGTAATACTACCAAGCTGAGATAAACCACCCTCCCATGCAGCTTTTGCGCCTGAGAAGTTAAAATGGAGGATATTATTTACAACGCTACCAAATGTTTGAAACTTAACTTGTAGTACATCCAAACCATACTGAATAGTACTTCGTACCATATCAAAGCCAGCCATAAGGCCATTAAATGCAATGATTAATGCTTGGCAGACCGTAACAACAACGGCACGAATGATTGCAAAAGCAGATTGAACGCCTACCTGAAAGCCGGTAACTACAACACCTAATGCTCGTAGTACTACAGATATAGCATCCATAAAGCCAATCTGTTTATTCGCATCGTCTCCAATGCTTCCAGTCAAGTCACTCCAGATTGCTCCAATCGTTGTGAACTGCTCACTTAGAATGCTAAACAAGCTTTCAAAAATGCCAATAATCGATTTAATTGAATCATCAATGGCATCCTTGGAATCAACCGCAAAAGTTAAAAATTGATTAGCTAATTCAGTAAGGGATGGAGCTGCTTGTGCTGCAATACGGGTTAATACACCTTGAAGTGTTGTTTGGACAGTCTCAAGGGACGTATTAAATTCTTTGGTAGCAGCTATGGCATCTTCACTCATGATTACGCCTAAATCATGAGCCTGTTTAGCGTACTCTTTTAATTTTTGACTGTTGTTATCCAATAATGGTGCTAATAATGTTGCATCGTTCGCAATGGCTTCCATATAGAAAGTCATTTCAGCCTGTGACACATTAGCTTTTTGCAAAGTCTGGTAGTACTTTTCTAGGATTTGCGGACCAGATAAACCTTTAAATTGTTGGGCAGTGACACCGACTTTTGGCGCGATTTTCTCAAAGAAATCGGCCATTTCACCACCACCAGTTTGCATGAAGTCACCAAACTTATCGTTTACATCTTTCATGATGTCCGATAGCTTGTCCTGCTCCACGTTTACTTTTTTGGCAGCAAATGCCCATTCTTGAAATTCCAAAGTATTCGAGTTTGCTAATCGGGCTTGAATTTCTAACTCTTTTGAAGCCTTACCCACTGCAGATACAAGATCAGGAATTGCTGCAACCGCTTCCGCTGCACTTCTAGCAATCTCTTGGCCAATACCAAGAAAAAAACCACCTCGGACCAAAGATAGACCATTAGTCAGCGAGCTCTTAATATCATTGCCTACCGTCTTGAACTTATCTGAAAGATTTGAGGCAAAGCCATTTAGCTCTGACCGTAGATTAGAAAGATCAAGTTTAAAATCAATGTTATGCCCAGTACTTTCAATCTTCTTGGCGGAATCTGAAACTATTTTTTCTGCATCTTGCATACCTTCCTTTAACTCGGAAGTTTTAGCACCAACATGCACTTCGACACGGTTATTATTTGCCATACACACCTCATAGGCATAAAAAAACCTTGCCGATGCAAGGTAAATTTGAAAAATAAAAAACCCCGTGTGAACGGGGTTATTTTCTAAAGAATATTTATTGAATTACAACTAAGTCAGTTATTCCACAACCTGACGATGCAGCTTGAGAATGTATAAATCCCATATTAAATTGTTTGACTGTTTTAGTTTCACCAGCTTTAACAATCTCATAAATTACTCGGCTATTGCTGTCGATCTTTGTTTTACTATTAGAATAGTGCTCACACTCTACAGTGATATCTTTAATATCATATTTACTATTATTTTTGATTTTAAAATCAACCAACATGACACTATCAAAACCACCTTTTGACCAATCATAATCAAGTACAGTATTTTTTAATGCATCTTCTTTAGGTGACAATTCTCTAGTGCTACTTGATGAAGAAGATCCCTCTCCACCACCAGCAATAATACCAATAATAAATAGAATAACAAATCCTAGAAAGATCCATTTTAATAAGGAGCGTTTTTTAACTTTTGCTCCACAACTTGGACAATTTTTAGCTTGAGTACTAACTTGTGCCCCACACTCTTTACAATTTGTTAAAGCCATTGATTTATCCTTATAAAGTTTAATCAACAAACTTTAACCAACGCTTACAAATAATGCAAACAGGGCAGCCTCAACCACCCTGTGGAAAATTCGACAAAACTTCCAGCATATCGTCCTCGTCATCATCTGAAACGGTGATAGCTTGCGGAGTTTCATCAATTCCCATAAATGCTTCCAAAATACGGCAAAGCCGTTGTATCCCAATATGCGCGGGAGGATTACTTTGCTGATACGCACTTAATGCTCTTAATCTAGGCAGGTCCATTTCATTACGTACATAGTCGTAATCTTTACCCATCGTTAACACTAAATGCGTGTACAGCTCCTCCCAGTTTATTCCCCCGAGCTTTCACCTGCGGGTTTACCTGTATATTCCAAACCGGATGTTTTAGTTACTAGGGCTAAAACTTCTTCCATGTTACCCATATCTAAGAGCTCATCAGAAACATATTCACGGGTAATATCCGGGTAATTCCGTTTTAAACAAACATGAGCCATGTCCACAATTACAGATGCTGGAACATTGTTTGAGCTTAATTGTTCTTGGAAACGCTCAATCGTACCCAATGGTGCTGGAGCAAAAATCCAAGTCTGACCAGCAATTTCTTTACTATTACCACGTGGGTTATCAACTTGCTTAAATTGCATTTGGCATTACTCCGATAAATCGATTTTGAAAACACGGTTAAGATCGTCAGCCATAGGCTGGAATTCAAACTCAGGAATATCGTAATCGTCCTGTTTTGAACTGAATCCAAGTTTGTTACTGGTACAACGGAAGAAATTCATGTGCATGAACTTACCTTTGTAGTCACGTTGAAGGTCAACGGCAAACTCTGGCGTATAACCCATATCTAGGTTAGATACAGTGATTGACTTAGCACCCGCCACCATTGCTGAATAACGGAAGTTAATAAATACCGTTTTACCTGCATCTGCAGCAGCAAATGTATAAGCACCGGTTGCCGCATCTACACTGTATTGCCCTGTTGCTGGCGCTGAAGCTACACGTTTAAGTGGGATTGCCTTAGCATCTGTTACGCCTAGATCCTTTACGTACGTACCGCTATTAGGAACAACCGGTGTAACAGTACCACCAGCCGGAATCACTTCACCATTAATGGTTTGGGAAACTGTTTCAATTCCACCTTCAGCAACAACTCCACCGAAGAAGATGGAATTTAACAAGGTACCGTTAATACGCCCGAAAGAAGCTTTACATTTAATGGTACCTTTACCGCGTGCAGCATCTACGGCGAACTGTCCACGACCGAAAAGTTCTTTTAAGTCATAGCTAATATCTACACCAACGGATTGCATTACCCCCACTTCAACTGGTGTGGGATTACTAATCGGTTGCCCGTATACATCTTGAATCGGTGTAGCAAAGATCTTGCCGGCACCAAATAAATATTGAGCCATTTATTTTGACCTCTCTAAAATGACAAAACCGCCATCGAGGCGGTCATAAAATGAATGTTTTGTTAATTGGTTGTGAGGATCCGGATAGGAATAATGGCAATCGCCTGATCATCCAGCATGTTTTCTACAGCTTCATATACTTCGATTGTGCCCTCGATCCAGCAATGCTCGACCAAACCACCTAAGGTTTGATATTCACTGAAATCCGGATGGTCTGGCTGAATAGCTTCACGTACACGATCGATGAATATATTCATCTGCGATGATGGTGGCTTTGTAGTGTCCGATTCATGAATATAGAGATAAACCTCAGCAGCTAGTTCAACTTTTGAATCTAAACCATGTACCGGGACTTCTTGCTGATTGCCTTGTGTAATAAACATGGCTGGGCGCTGTTCTGGTGTTACATGGTTAAAGTGACGTAAACGGCGACTTACCGTAATCAATCCTTCTACCCTTGTGCTTAACCTTTCAAACAACGCCTGATAGATTGCTTCGCTATCCACCTGCTATACCTCGCTCAATTGCTGCATCAATATTTTTCGGCACAATCTTGGCCACGATATCCAGTGAATCACGCATGAACCGCAATTCTCTAAACCGAACATTCCTAGAATGGGCCTTAATATTGACCTGAACAGGTGAAATAGGTCGGCCAAACGCCTGTTTAATTGTCCTTAGGTGTGCTTTAACACCCAAAGCACCATTTAGACCAAACTCATGTGCAGGTGCATAAGGCACCAAAGCACCGCCAGCTCCCACGGTTCCCTCAATGGAATCCTTATCCTCATCCACCTTTGATGAAACGGATCCACGCAAGCGGCCTGACTGAACTTTAAGTCGTTGGCCACTTAACATGTCTTCCTGAACAATCCGCTGTAAGCGCAAAGTAAGAGCGTTAATCGTGCGTCTTATTTCAAACCTAACGCGATTATTCATCTCATCAAAATTGACCTGAGCATCAACACGATAATCGCTCATAGCTTAATTACTCTTTAGCAGAGGCTGTCGATTTCTTTGGCTCAACAACTTCAACGTAACGCTCAAAACCTAAGGGCTTTAAAATATGGATAATGTCACTATCAGATTCTAAAACGCCGTTTTTGATATCTAGGTTTTGCCCGGCAATAACGAGTTTTGTTGGCTTATAACCTTCTGGTGCCTGATATTTAAAAGGCATGGGATTCTCCTATACAACAAAGGCACCAACGCCTAAACGATTAGGGTTTGTGCCTTCATCATCGATTGGAATGGAATTTTTTAACGCAAGATAGCGCTGGCCATACATGCTGAGATCATAGAAAGCTTCTTTCGATGATCGTGAATAACTCACACTTTGGCCCGCAATTGTCATACTTGAGGCAGTACCAAAAGCAGCACCATTGCCGCTTGAGATACCTACTTTAAGGATATGTGCTGCATATAGACCTACAGCACGTTCCTTTAATGCCCCGAACTCAATTTGAGAAACAATCAGATCCGCTTCTTCTAAAGCATCCTGAATTTTTGCATCTGGCAAAGACATTAAACTCGAATCAGTCGAGAACTTTTCACGAAACGTTTGTACGTCCATAGACTCACCTTATTCTTTAGCCTGAGCTAACTTAGCTTGTAACTGCTCAAGTGTTTCATCATCACTGAACGTTACTTCAAGCGCTGTTAATTCAGCTTTCACGGCGGCCAAAGCAGCTTCTTCTGCAGTTTTTGCCGCATCACCTGCTGAATCGTTTTGTTTACCGCCTTTACCACCACGACCACCTGTTTTACCCGTAGTTTTTGGCTCATCATCTGGGATTTCCTGAACTTCAAGTTCACCGATATCAATAAGATGTTTAGCAAACTTATTTTTACTGAGCTTCTTGTGTGCTTCTTCATCCACAAGAGTTGGGGAACCTGTAGGTAAAACAGCAATACCAGAAAAAACAAAAGCGGCCTGTAAGCCGCTATAAATATAAGAATATTTCATACTGTTTTTAATCCTTACACGTGATCCAAGTAACGGAGAGAATCAACACGCTTCAACCATACGCCCTGATATTTGTAGTGACCAGGCACTTTAATATCCACACCAACTGGTTGAGCTGCCAAGAAAGTGACGTCATCACATTTCATTTGGATGCATGACGGGTCACGGCGGTAAATAATAGAACGGTCAGCACCTGCCGTACCTTTACCATTTGAACGACCTAAACCACGAATGGTTAACGGCTTACCTTGTGATGCGAAGATGTTATTTTCTTCAATGAATTTTAAGAATGTCTTTCCGCCAGAATCAGCAACTACACGAGTAGAAAGGTGTAAGTATTGATTTGATGCCATCAAATAAGTATCTGGCTGTACGGACACATCCCCATCAACAAGATCTTCAGCATCTGCCAAGCTTGCATTGAAGTCACTTAGTACTTCTTCAATGGTTGCGGTGGCCCAGTTATGTTGGGCTGTAACTATGGTTACACCCGTCTGATTTAAGAAGCCTTTAACTCCGGTAAGAGCATTGCCATACCAAGCAATGTTACTTAAGTGTTTTTCTGCAGCTAGACGAGCGGCCTCTACTTTATCTGCTTCAAGTGCTAAATTTAATTTTTGGGCTGCTTGTAACTCAAACACTGAATACATATAACTGATCGTGCCGACCTTCACTGGCAATTGAACAGTATCATATTCAACTTCAGCCACGGGAATATCATTACCAGTTCCTGAATGATCTTTACCCATACCCACACCCTTCTTACGGCTTAGGATCTCTCCTCCTCCATATACGGCATTGACAGGTTTAACAGGAATGTATTTAGCGTAATCCATCACTTGCTGAAGCTGAGGACCCATTTCGTTAAATTCTTCCAATTTAACGAATAACTGAGCTAATGCATCAATATTAAATGCATCCCCAATATTTGCCTGAACCATTTGAGCTACTGGTGTTAGACGTAGCTTCATTGCTGCCAATTTACTCATAATTATTATGCCCCACGTAAGCGAACAGCAGCTAAGCCCTGCTCATTTGAAATTGTTTCCCAAGATGCGTTCGGTAACTCTGTACCGTCTGTTGCTGTTGGGGATAAAGAACCTAACGGCGCTGCTGTGGTGCCGTTAGCTGTTTTGACATAAACCTTTGCGTTGATATCGGTGACTGGTGCGGTGACCTTCACGTAAATCGAGCCTATCGTCATAACCGGTGCTACATCAGTAGCCTTATAGGCTTCTTTGCCATCTGCCGTTTTGCCTGTCTTACCTACGCCGTGACGTACGATAATTCCAAACTTGGTATTAGTTGCGCCGGTTACTGCAGAAAATGTTTTTCCGTCTGTACTACGTACAACCACGTCACCATCGTTCACCAAACCGGTACCAGCCATAGGCAGGGATAAAATATCCTCTGGTCCGATGAGGTGAAACTTCATACCGGGTACAGCATCGTATTGCTTAACCATGATTTACTTCCCCTTAGATTGTTTTGTATGCGTTTTCTTTACTGTAGGTCTTTTCATCCCCACCGCCTGCTGGGTCACCATCGCCAGCTTTAACACTTTGTTGCTGGTGAAGTGCATCACCTACAGGGTTAGAAGGTTGAGTACCCTTCACAGCACAGAGGGCACGGAAAGTTGTATCGATCTGCTCAGGCTTTGCATCGCCTACCGACACGTTACCCATCAAAGCTGTTACTAATGCATCACCCGCTTTAGCAGCAATAACATCACGCTTGATTTGCTCACATGTACAGCCTTCAGTTTTAACTGTTGGTACTAATGCCTTAGCATCGGCAATCACAGCAGCACGTTCAGCCGCAGCTTGCTCAAGCTTTTCAGGAGTCATCTGGTTCTTTTCCAGATCACCTACTTTTTGCTCCAGAGCTGTTTTTTCAGCATGTAACTGATCTACGACTGCTTGAATTGCTCCAAGCTCATCACCGATTGAAAATTGCTTATCACCCACTTTAAGTTTTGCAGCCTTCATGTTTTCAAGCTGCTCTTGTTGCTGCTTTAATGCATCGGCCAGAGGCGTGTTATCGCCGATGTTAAAACGGATACCGTTTACAATTACTTCCATTGATTTATTCCCCTTTGGTGGAGTTTGCTGTTTGTCACCGATGCGGCAATCACCACCACAACGGCCATATTTAACGAGTGCTACGTGATTGCCAATAAAATTGATAAATCTGGCTTGATACGGCGTGCCATCTGGCGCAGTACCCTGCTCAACGATTAATAAGGCTCCATAGCCAAGCGACATTTCTAGCCGTTCGTTGCTTTGGATCAAATCAATGCTGATCTTGTCTTTAATGAGCAAATCACCCACCAGATAATCGCCTTCCTGTCGAACGTTCTCACAATAGCCAATGTGATAATCCTTCCAGTTAGATGCGTTAATTTCATTCTTAGGCGGGTGATAGTCTGTAGCGTCTACACCATTGAAGCTTTGAATAGCCTCAGGCTTGAAAAGCTCTTCTGCAGGCGTGTAGACATTAATGACTTGATCAGCGGTATAACCTTCCAGTGATGGAAACTCATACGCATAGTACTGACGTACTTGAGGCGCTTTAGCTAAGCGAACATTGACGCATTTCAGATACCCCTCTTTGGTAAATGAGCGTGTCGATTCGCTTGGCGCAAAGTCACCAATTTTGAGTTGGTAAATGTGCTTAGTCATTAGGTACCTTCTGAGGTATTAAGAACTCGACTGTAATTTTCGTATACCGAAGTCCCTTATCTTCATAAGACTCAACGGTAGTTCTTTGCTGGCGACTAAATGGGATGCCGGTCTCAACATCTACCAACTGAAGTAAATTAGTCCCCTTTACAAAATCAACTTTGACGTCACGGCGTATCTTTTCTGACATAAGTTTTTCTCACAAAAAAACCACCCGAAGGTGGCTTTATTAATTTTCAAAATTACGTTCTTGAATAGGTAACAGAAAAGTCTTTAGCAGAACCGAAATCTACACCATCAATAAAAATATTAGTTTTAATGGGTTTGATATTCGGCGGCTGCAATCCTTTTAAACTTTCCACCACCTCTTGAAACTTTTCAGCAGCCTTACCCGCCGCCTTAGCCAAGTTAGGAAACCCGTCACAGCAAGACATTAACCACAGTGGAGTGAAGTCGCCACCAGTTACAAACCCGCCTTTAGCAAATTTCTGTGCTTGTAAACGGCGATAAAACCGTTTTTTACTAAACTTTTTACGTTTCATAAATTTCATCCAAATAAAAACCACCTGTTTAGGTGGTTCTTTAAAAGAGTAAGAATTAAACTACGGTAAAAACAATTTGGTTAATAAAATGAATCATCTTAATTATTTATGGGCATTAATCGGAGCTAATTCAGGCCAATTACAAACACTTCTTGCTGTGATAGGTTTAATTTTTGCAGTTATTGCAGCTTTATATGCGAAAAAACAAATTAAGCTCTCTCAGGATCAAAGACTTTTTGAGTTAAAACTTTCAATACTAAGTGCCGCTTATGAATGTAAGGATTTAATTTATGAGATTAAACACAAGAATAACGCTCTTAAATCTGAATTTTCGAAAATGCTACAAGCTCAAAATTTAACTCTCGAAGATAAACTGGATGGCTTCGACTACAACTATCACGAATACTTTAAAAAACAATTAGATCTATTAACAACACCCGAGCAAGTTATTAATGAACTAATTACAGGGTTAAGTGATGAAAAACAAAATCCTTCTTTAGAGGAATTGGAGCGATACCTAAAACATTTAACAACTTCTAAAGGAAGAATTTATTATGCCCACAATGGATATTTAAGAAGAATAGAAGAACTAAAGCAAAAAAACGATATCTTTAGTCAATTAAAATATCCTCATAGTTAGGCAACGCTGTACAACGACAACGGATAGGCTGGCCCGGATGTCCCCCTTCTGGCGGTGAATCCCATCTAAATGTCTTGCCCTGCTTATGTTGATGATCTGGCCTTACACGCTCATCTTTCGCCGTTTGCCATGTGTATGTCTCAACACCCATTGAAAGCTGTCGGGCTTGGTTAATTTGGCCGTTAATCTTGCCCATCTGATCACTAGCAATAAGACGTGCACGATAATCAGTAGATAATCCTAATTGCTTAATAGCTTTGGCCAACTCTTCATTAGTTTGTCCATTCTGCAAAGCATTGGTGATTAATACCTCAAGCTTATCGGCATATTGCTGCGGAATAGACTTAATCAAACTGACATTTGCCGTAATGTTTAGATCTACCTCGTCTTGGATATCAGCAGCTCGATAAAACGGCGTAAGATCCACACCAATAATTGTTTTGGTGTGCTCTGCAATTTGCTTGTCCACTTCCTTTTGGGTGTCAGTCACAACCTTTGTGGCCAACGGACGGGAAACCTCAACAACATACTTTGTGAGCTTTTCCCTAAACGCCGCCATCATGTCAGAGAACCATGCATCTCCGATGTTCTGGCCTACTGTAGGAATAACTAAATCCTTAGTTTGTTCCTGACAATATTTTGAGATAGCCAGTAATTGCCGTGTGTAATATAGCTCTACACGGCGATTTACGTGCACGGCTCTCGGCTTAGATGCTCTACGCCCTTTCTTACGTTTCTTCGCCTGCTGGAGGTGTGGTTTCAGGATCTGAATTATCGTTGTCATTAAGCTTCACCATTGTCTCAAGCTCTTTGATATGAGCTTCATCGATCACTGAATAAACACCGTCAATAACAAGCTGTTTTGCTATCTGTGGCTCGGTAATGATGCCCATTTCTAAATACTTGGAATCCCGTTCAGCGTTAGCTTTCTCAACCTCAGAACGCACCTTAGCGTCTAATTGCCATAACGGGTTAAATACAACGTCTAAGCTTGGAATCTGACGACCAAACGTAGTTTGAACAATCACTCTTAAAAGCTTCATCATGAATGGCTTTAAGGACCATGTTTGCTTAGTTGCGATACTGTCATAATAGTTCCGTGTGTCGTGCTCACCAGTTGCGTTCATGCCTGCAGGTGATTGCCCGAATAAAATCGTATATGGCATATCGGCAGCACCAGCAGCTTGGATAGAGAATTCACGCATAAGGTCAGGCAGACCGCCAAAGCTATAAGATTTAGAGTCATACTCCTCCTCTTTATCCAAGACGATCATGCCATTCAAGCCCTTAAGCAATCCGACACTAAGAAAGCGTTCTGCTACGGATTTCATGTCCTCTTTGATCTTATCGACCAAGTTAGGTGTTCTAATCACGTCAATTTTTGATTCATGCACGAGACTAGCTGAGGCTTTCTTAACGGCGGCATGATCAAGCAGATCTTCATAAACTTCCTGCAAAACACTTACAGGTTCTTCATTAACTACATCGGCATGGCCAAACTTATATAAGCGTGTATGGTGGATCCTTTGCGTAGATTTTCCGTCAAGCTTTAGCTTATAAAATTCAGGCTGCTTTAAAAGTCCACCTGCCTCCTTAGGCGATAAGTATTTACTGGTATCAGCTTCAATGTACTTTTTCTTAAGCACCGTGAAAAACTCTAAACGACCGATGCCTAACTTGTTTAAATCAAACGGTTGATCTAAGTCACCGCCGTCTACAGTCCCTAGAAGCACATAGCAAACGCCATATAAGCGAGAAAGTACCAAACTAGATAAGAGCACCCCATCTAAGTTAAAAGCTTTACACGCCTCTTTAAGCTTCAATAAATCGTTATCTTGAATACCTTCAAAAAACCAACCAGCTCGGAGCATATCACTTGCTGGACGGTTGACGATTCGCTTAGCTAACCAGTGTTGATACACGGCTTCTAATTGCTCATCAGGAATTACTTTCTTAACGAAAGAACCGTGTGAAGCTTTGTCACGTTCGGTACCAATATTTGAGACAAAGTTTGTATACGCCCCTGCATCGCCAATTGCATCGGGCTTTTTAGTTTCAGCCATAATTTCCTCTAATCAAATACAGTTGGCTTTTTGGCTAATGAATCATTAATTGCATCAATGGTCGGGTCCCACTGGTCGTCATGGTCATGTGACCAATCAGCAGTAAGGCCTTCAATCTCTTCAATGTAGTTCAATAACCACGGTGCATTAGCTGGTAACCAAACGCGCTGATCTTCAACATAAAGAATGACGTCCATTGTCCGTGACAATTTGTCCTCATCCCGCTGAATTGCCCTAATAGGTAATGTAGTTTCCCTAGAAATAGATTGAATTAATCCGGTACCACTCGCCTTATCTTCTACGGCCATATAACGAAGTTTGCCGATTTTGGTGTTGCTATCCTTATGCTTATTGATAAAGGCTTTAGCCTCCTTCAATAGCTCAGGTGCTTCCCATTTGCCACGCTTCACGTCAATGATGTAAAGGTTATTGTCATAGCCTAGACCAGCGCATAAGAACACCGAGAAGTCATTATGCTTTTTGACCTTCTGAGCAGTATCAGCCCATACAGCCCGCCACTTAAGAACAGGTAGCTCTAGATAGCGTGGGAACCATTCAGCCTTAACAAGATCACCACCGAGCTTTTTAGGTGCCTGTTGGTATTGGCTTGCAAACGTATAACGCGATACCGTAGCGCCGTCTTTATCCTGTCCGCCTTGTTCAAGTTGCAATAGCGATTGCAATGATTCTTTTAATGGCCAATAACTTTGACGGCCTTTCGCATCTCGCTCAACATCACGTGGAATTTTTCTCTGTATTTTTTCAGGCAACTTACTGATGTATTCATCATCGATAAGTGCGGGAATACTGATTTGTTCCCACTCACCAGGCACATTACCAGTCAGCACAAAGTTAGTCGGATCTTCAACGTGCAAACGCTGCATGATCAGAATAATTGGCGTATCAGATTTAGCTTTACGCGAGTTGACCGTATTTAATATCTTACGGTTAGCTTTACGTCTTGCTGTCTGACTAAATGCATCCTCAGGCTTTAATGGGTCATCGAGAATAATTGCACCGGTAAAGCCTTCATCCGCTAATGTACCGGCACGGCGACCTGTGACCTGCCCACCCATCGAAGCAGAATAAACATGACCTGCGTCATATCCATCGACTGTAGTTTTCCAGCTCGACTTAGCGTCCGTACTAGTAGAGATCTTTACAGGCCATAAATTCTGAAAGTCTTCCGACTTAACAATATTTCTAGCTGTAGCTGATACATCCTCTACAAGTGATTGCGAGAAAGACAAATACAAGAAGCGGGAACGAGCATTACGTGCTATGCCGCGGGCAATAAGGTTTGTGAGTAACTCAGTCTTACCGCTTCCGGGTGGAACGTTAATAACTAGATTTTTAACCTTGCCAGCAATTACCTCGTCAATCTTGTCGGCAATATATTCATGATGCCAATTGACCGAAAACTTAAAGCCCATACGTGGCAAGAAAAAAGCACGTGTGAAAAATAAATGTTCTTTCTCACACTTAATCCGCTTAGCTTTGGTTTTAACAGGATCAATATTCGTTCTCGAGTTCATCTATCGCCTGCCTTACCTGCTCATCGGTAGCAGTCACATAGGTAATGTTTTCACTTTGTAATGGACCACCACCAGCTCCTGTTATTTCAGTCTTATTCGTGTACTTGCCGCCTATGTCCTCAGCTGCCTGCTTAAGAATGCTTAGAGCTGCTACACGGTTTCTACTGTGCTTTTGATATTGGCTTTCGTAACGCTGTAAACGTACCGCTAAATTTGCAATGGGGATTGCTTCCGGTTTACCCAAAAACATTTCGCGAGTCTTTTCAAAATCTTTTCTTAATTCTTCGCTCAGGTTCTCGCCTGCCCGTTTGGTTGGGTCGTATTTCTCACACTGCTGTTTAGTAACTTTTATCCCGTATTCTTGGTTGACGAGTTCAGCAGTTTCTGTGGGTGTATTAAATACGGCAAGTGACCGAACTATAAAGAGTTTTACCTCTTTTTTTAGAGCCGCCATATCCTCAATCCTGTCAACCTACGTCAACCTAAATAGCCAAAAAAAAGAGCCTCAAGGCTCAGGTAATTACGCAGTTTCCACAACATTTCGAAATATCTAAATCAGAAACAAACGGCGGGTTTTTAGCGACTTCAATAAGCCGCTTAACGTTTTCATTTGCACCCCAGCGCTTAACAACACCGATAAACTCTTCCACATCGTGACCGGCTAAATAGTGCTTTGGTAAGCCAGTATGATCACTGTAAATAATCTCACCGTCCGAGTCTCGTTCTACACCGATGTGATAAAGCTCATGTTCAAGCAAAGCACAGAACTCGCTATCGTTTGCCTTTTCACAAAAGCTTGCATCGATTGTGATTAAGTAAACTGGAACGAATCCGAACCAGTCGCGCATTTGCTGCTCTTGTCGGGCTTTCTTCCAGCCGCCTTGTTGAAACATAACCTTTTCACATTGGCCGAGCACCATACGCTTAGCTCTCGTATAAGCAGAAGAAGCCCATGCGAAAGCCAAGAACCCTTCACTATCATGAAGCATCTCAGCAATATGGTCATGGTCTGGATTATGTAAAGGTCCACCCAGCGTAAGAAAATTAGCAACTACCCAGTTTTTTAAATCAGGGGCAGGTATTAAACGGAGTGCTTCCTCTTCTTCTGCCTGATCCATAAAATCAGTTGGAGGAAATGGTCTTATTTGTTCCATCTTCAATTCTCGCTAATTCGCTTTTAATCCAGTTGATTGCATAACCTGATTCAATTTGGTGAGGCTCAAGACGCTCAAATACATAACCTCGATCTAGAGCAAGATCATATTTACATAATGCGTTTGCTATCTTTGAGCCACCGCGACCTACTGCCCAAGGAC